CATGGATGTATAACAACGCTATAAAAGGAGTTATGGTGGCGTATATTAATTTAAATGAGCTAATGGAGCAGGCTCATGACGAATTAAAAAAAGACAAACTAGATGATTGTTACCCAAAGATACTTTATCTGCTAGATAGTAATCCCAATCATTTCTTTTATCTTTATCTGCTCGGGTCTTATTATTCTAAAAAAGAAAATCTTGGTGCATCTATTATGGCTTATGAACGGGCTATCACTTTGTATCCAGATTTTTCTGAGGCGTTAAATAATGCAGCTGGAAGCTATAGAAAGCTCAAATATCACGAGAAAGCTATAGAGTATTTTAAACGCGCTATAGAAATCGGTAAAACCGACAAAGCAAAAAAAGAAGCTGGTCCAAATTACAAAAAATTTTTATCAGATTATATTTCTAATCTTGGGTCATGTTATGTTGCCTATCACGACCAAGAGACCGCATTAAAATATTTAAATGAAGCTTTAGAGGTAAACCCCGATTGCATCAATGCTCTTTGGAATAAAAGCTTAATTCTTTTAGAGCAGGGTAATTATGAAGAAGGATTTAAGCTGCATGAGTTTGGTGACCGTAAGCTTAAAAGCAAAAACGGGCGCAATTATAATGCACATGAACATTCTTCTCCTACTAAATTCTGGAATGGTGAAAAAAACAGCACAGTTGTTGTTTATGGTGAACAAGGCATTGGTGATGAGTTAATGTTCGCCACAATTTTACCTGATTTGGCCAGGGATTCTAAACAAGTTATTTATGATGGGCATCCTAGGTTGTATAAAATGCTTAGGCGGTCTTTTAAGGATTCTCATCCAAATATTCATTGCTACGGAACCAGGAAAGATCATGTATTGTCGTGGATTCAAAACTACGATATAGATTTTAAAATACCAATTGGAAGTTTAGCGTCCTTTTATAGAAAGAAAAAAGAGGATTTTCCTAGAACCCCATATTTAATTCCAGATGAAAAAGAAGTTGAGCTCGTTAAGCAACGATTTGATAGTCTTCCTAAAAAGAAGCTTAATATTGGAATTTCTTGGAAAGGCGGAACTGCGCAATCATCTAAAAACGTCAGAATTCTTCCCATGGAGTTTTACAATAGATTCTTTGAAGAACTGGATGCTAATTTTATATCTCTTCAATACGATGATAATGCCAGAATGGAAGTGGATAAATACTGTGAATCATCTAGCAATGAAATACATCATTGGCAAAAAGAAATAGATGATTATGATTTAACTTCAGCGTTAATTTCACAGCTAGATTTAATTATTTCTGTACCCCAATCTATCATACACTTAGCCGGGGTAATGGGGGTTAGAGCATATCAACTGACCCCATATAAATATATATGGCAAATGGGCCCATATGGAGAGGATATGCCTTGGTATAACTCAGTCACTAATTTTTGGCAAAAGCATGACGGTGACTGGGAGTCTGTTGTCGAAGCCTCGATAGAGCAAGTTAAAAAGGAATTTCATATATGTTAATTACCAAGGAATATAAAGACCTAAACGCCAAAATGCATGAAGATAAAAAAGGGTATGGCTCGCATGGGCAGAGATGGGCGCAGCATATTCTTACTTTAGCAAAAGGCATGAATACTCAAGATATATTAGATTACGGCTGCGGGAAAAGCACTTTAGCTGCTAATTTGCCGTATGATATTAAGCAATATGACCCAGCTATTCCAAAGCACTCAGAGCTTCCAGAGCCTGCTGATTTAGTGGTGTGTACTGATGTTTTGGAGCACATTGAGCCTGAGTGTCTGGATGATGTTTTAAATCACATTTACAATCTTTGTAAAAAAGGGGTGTTTTTGGTTATTCATAATGGCCCTGCAATGAAGCATTTAGCTGATGGCAGGAATGCTCATTTAATTCAAAAGAATGAGGTTTGGTGGCTAGGAACACTCTTGCCAAGATTTGAGCTTTTGACTTTTACCGCCCAGGTCGGTGAGACGCACTCCGACGAGCATAACGTGCTAGAATATCTTATAGTTGGCTCTAAACGAGCTAGCTTCAATCAGATTGAGCCTGCACCGTAATGCTATAGCAAGGAGATGATCATGAAGGGATACGGCAAAAAAGGATACGGCAAAAACGAAAAGCGAATGGTAAGTGATAGCAAGATGGCTAATGCCTCTAAAGGTAAAGTTAGCCATGCTTCTTACAATGCCAAAATAATGTCAGATGCATTTTCGCGGCCGGCCGGTAGAACAAGCTGGGCAGCTGGATATAAAAAAGCAGGCACTGACGCTTGCTAATTTAAACTAGGAGGTAGCATGCAGCACGAAGACCCATTAAGGATTTTTATAGGTTACGATCACCGGCAGCCGATTGCGCTGAATGTTTTGCAGCAGAGCATTTATGCGCGCTCGACAAAGCCGGTGGCCATAACTCCGCTGGTGCTACCTCAGCTTCCATTGAAGAGACAAGGGCTAACACCGTTTACATTTAGTAGATTTTTGGTTCCATATTTATGCGGCTTTAAGGGCTGGGCGCTGTTTTTAGACTTAGATATGGTCGTCGTAGATGACATTTCTAAATTATTTGAACTTGCAGATGACAAATACTCTGTAATGGTTGTTAAAAATAAAATGCAATTCGAATGGGCTAGTGTGATGTTGTTTAATTGCGCAAAATGCCAGAAGCTTGTTCCTGAATACATTGAAAATGCCGATAGACTACACATTATGGATTGGGTAGAAGATAAAGAAAAAATCGGAAGTCTGCCTCACAGATGGAATCACTTAGTTGGATATGACGAGCCAAATGACGATGTATCTTTAATTCATTATACCCAAGGTGTTCCTTGTTTTAATGAAACCAATGACTCAGAGCATACAGATGTGTGGATGAAAGAGCATCAGCTTATGAATTCCGCAACCAGCTGGGTAGATTTGATGGGTAATTCTGTGCATGCGACAAAGATTAAAGGCAAATTGGTGCCTAAATATAAAGCCAAAAAAGAGCTGCATAAACCTATAGCAGAGAATGAGAGTAATGAAAAAATCTCCGCAAGTGCTTAGAGCTATATATTTAAGGCAGAAACGCAATCATGTGATGGAAGAGCTGCGCGCAGTTGAAGGTTCGCAGCCACAAAAACCATCTTCTAGAAAAACACAGAAAAAACCAGCTAAACCAATGAAGCCAAATAAGTCGGCAATAAAATCGGTCGAGAAAAAGCCAGTCAAGGAAAAAACGATTAAGGAAAATATCTGCGGTAAATGCAAGAGAGAGTTTAAGGCTCTTTCCGGATTATTATCGCACATTAGAAGTGACACTTGCGGAAGAAAAAAACCATCGACAAAGAAAGATAGTGAAGAGGTCAAAGAAGAGGGCGGTAATTCATGAGCACTTATGCTGAAATGCAATCTAAAATAGCTGATGATTTAAATCGCTCTGATTTAACCTCGCAAATTCAGAGAGAAATAAATCGCGCTATAAGAAAATATTCTAGAAAGCCCTTTTGGTTTAATGGACAAAAGTTTAATTTTTCCGTGGTGGCTAATCAGCAAATTTACGATAGTAGCGATGGTTTGCCTAGCGATATTAGAATTATTGATGCAGTGATGATTAATCAATCTCCAAATACTATAAATACGGATACCGGAACAGCTAACACTTATGCAATTGCAACATCTCCTACTACTACGTCTCTAAGTGATGGAGATGTTTTTACTTTTAAAGCTGCAAACGCTAATACTGGCGCCAGTGTTCTTCAAGTAGATGCTACTGCCTCATCAGATATCACAAGGCCAAATGGCGTGGCTCTTCAATCTGGCGATATTTTAGCTAATCAAATTGTTACAGTGGTTTACAATTCTTCAGCTAGTGATTTTTATTTAAGAGAAAGCGGCGCTAATTATTACGAGGTCACACCTACTTTAATAGATGTGGTTGCCAAAAGAAATGTGAATGACAATCCAGGGCTTCCTCTGCAATATAGTTGGTTTGGGTCTAAGTTTTATTTTTATCCTACACCAGACCAGACTTATGTAGTTGATGTTTACTATCAAAAGTATTATGCAGATTTATCCGCTGATAGTGACACAAATGATTTTACAACCAATCCTGAAGCTGAAGAGCTTATTGAAGAAGAGGCTAAATATAATATATATAGAAAAATAATCTTAAGCCCGGAAATGGCACAAGAAACTAAAATTAGCAGAGATGAAGCTTTAGCGAATTGTATTAAGGTTAGTAGTGCGTTGATTAGCAACAAGGGCCACATCAAAGCCACAAGTTTCTAAATGATTTCTAGTTCATTGTTTTTTAGCTATATGCGAGACACGGATGTTAAGATTCGGAGAATACAGACCTGATATTCCACCAATTTTAAATGATGGGTTAACCCGCGCTGAAGGTGTTTTGCCCAAAAATGCCGGTTACCAAGCAATCCCTACTTATAGTGCTATTACCACTACAGGATTAGATGCAAGGCCGCAAGGCGGTTACTCTGTTCGAAATCCAAGCTCTGTGGGCGATACTTATCTATATGTCGGAGATGCCACCAAGCTTTATCAATTGAATGGCTCGTCATGGTCAGATGTTTCGGGAGCAACTTATACAATTGCGGCGGCAGATAGATGGGAATTTGCCGTCTGGGGTAACCAGCTTATAGCTACGGATTTTGCCGATGTTATGCAGGTTATCACAATTGGAAGTAGTAACTTTGCTGCTTTAAGCGGCTCCCCACCTCAAGCTCGCCACATTGCCGTAGTTAATAATTTCGTAGTTGTTGGCAATACTTTTGATGGTGTAGATGGAAACCAGCCGCAGCGCGTACGATGGTCTGGGATCAACGATGAAACTTCCTGGACTGTTTCTGCTACAACCCAAGCTGATTTTCAAGATTTAGAAAACAACGGCGGCTGGGTGCAAAGAATTATTGGTGGCGATTATGGAATTATTTTCCAAGAATTTGCCATTACTAGAATGACTTATATCGGCTCACCACTTGTGTTTCAATTTGATCAATTAGAGCTTGAGCGCGGGGCTTATGCACCAGGCGGAGTTGTGGCTATTGGTGATAATATTGCCTATTTAGCCAGTGATGGCTTTTTTGTATTTGATGGAAGACAGTCTATCCCAATTGGTGATGGAAAATTAAATGATGCTTTTTTTGCTACATCTGGACCATTAGCAGTTGATAGAAATTACACTGATAGAATTAACGCTAGTATTTATCCTAATAACCATGTGATTGCTTGGTCTTATTCTTCTGTGAATGCAGACCCTGAAGGCATAAATGACATAATTTTATTTTACAATTACTCTCCAGCTGCAACTACTAGGTGGTCGGTTTTAAGAACAAATACTAATGATGCAAACCCCGGCTCAACGGATGTTAATCACTATTTATTAGCTGCGCCTTTATCAAAGGGATATACTTTAGAAGAGCTAGACACAATAAGCACTAGCATTGATGCATTGCCATTTAGCTTAGATTCTCCTGTGTGGACTGGGCAGCAGAAAACTTTAGGCTTAATAGATGCTGATTATAATTTGAATTTCTTTGACCCGCAGAGCAACACATCTTATTACGATGCCTTTTTAGAGACTGGAGAAAAACAATTATACAAGGGTGGTAGATCGTCTATTACCAAGATTAGACCGTTTGTTGACGACCCAAGCGGGAATGCTACTATTTCCGTTGCGGTTTCCGGAAGAGACACAGAAGATACTACAGCAAGTTTTTCTAATACAGTAACTTTAAATAGTTCAGGATTTGCCAATGTTCGCTCTAACAGCAGATTTCATAGAGCATTTGTTAAAATCGAAAATGGTTTTAATCATGCTGAGGGAATAGATGTTATACAGTCTACATCAACTGGGCAGAGATAGATGACTACTAAAACCGCTATTTCCACCACTTTACCGTATGAAGGTGTTCCGCTATTAAAGGGGAATGACCTTAACAATTGGGCGGTTAAAGTTAGAAACACTGTAAATAACAACCTAAACGGTAAGCTTAATCAAACTGGAACTTTCACTTTAAATGCTAGTACGGTGTCAACTTCAGTAAAGTTTTCAGAAAACGTCATCGGCCCTAATACAGTTATGATTTATTTTCCTCGCACATCTAATGCCAGTACAGTTTGGGCAGATGGTGGAATGTTTGTATCAACTGTAGATTCTACTAATGATATTATTGGCCTTACCCATACATCTGATGCCAACACCGACAAAACTTTTAATTACGTATTAATAGGATGACAAGGTTAACCACAATCGATGTAATGTTTTTGCCAGCAATTTGGCAGTTAGTTTCCGAGTATATAGAAAAATCCCTCAAATACGCTAATGGCAAATATGACCTAGATGGGGTTTTAGAGCTATTGAAAAAAAGGGAATTACTGCTATGGGTGGTTTATACTGATAATAAAATTAAAGGGTGCTTTGTTACAGAGCTAATTGATTACCCCAAAAAACGAATACTTATGATAAGCTTTCTTGGTGCAGATGAAATGGAAGATGTGCTTTGCCATTTAGATGCCATCAAGGATTATGCCAAAAAACACAAAGCTCAAGGGCTTGAAATTTTCGGGCGAGCTGGCTGGGAAAAGACTTTAAGCGTTGAGGGGTTTAGAAAAACCCATGTGGTTTTAGGGTTAAACTTAGATTAAATTTTGGGATTAGGGATATGCTTTTTTACAACAATGTTGTTTTAGAATTTAGAAATGATGAGCTTAAAATCATCTCAGCAAGAAGAAGTGAGCATCACATTAAAACCGTAGTTTTTGCTAAAGGCAGAAGCGGCGGCGGACAAGTGGTTCAGCAATCAAATGCTCCATGGGCTGGTCAAGCAGGTCATCTTCAAGAGTTGTTTAGAGAAGCTCAGAGCCAATATCATGGAGGAGGGCCACTATATTCTCCTATTTCATCGCAAAGAGAAGCAGCGCTTCAAGGCATAGAACAGCGGGCATTATCTGGCTCTCCGGTTACTCGGGCCATGCAATCCCAAATTGGCCGCACTTTAGGTGGAGATTATCTTTACGGCGGAGAGGGCTTTAATGCTGCTTTAGAGGCCGCTAAAAACAAGATTATTCCGGATATTCAGTCACGCTACGCTAAAGCGGGAAGATTCGGGTCAGGTCTTGCTCGACAAGCTGAAGCCCAGGCCTTATCTGATGCATTTGCAAAACAATACGGCCAAGAAAGACAAAACCAAATTCGAGCAGCACTGTTTGCCCCACAAGCGGCCGCCGCGGATTATGAAGATTTGGCTAGACTTGGGAGTGTGGGGGCTGAAAGAGAGGCACTACAGCAACGAGAGCTGGATACTCCGCAGGAAAGACTTAGAAGATATCACGAGATGATTTCAGGTAGTTTTGGCTCATCTGGGTATGGACGCACTTCTAATGTGGGTGGCAGCGGATTTAGCGGAAGCGGTGCCATAGGAACAGCGTTAGGCGGCGCGGGTCTAGCGGCTCTTGCTGGCGGCGGATGGGTGCCAATGGGTATAGGGGCCGGAATTGGCGGATTGTTAGGAGGAATTTTATAGTGGGTGATT